CATTCATCTGACCATTCGCACTTACCATAACCACCTTCTCTTAGATTATACGTATCGTCTCTATTCGCGTACTCCAGTGTAACGATCTCCTTTTCCTTTGTTAAAGCTTCTCTATATGTTGAGAAGTGTTCTAATATTTCTTTAGTAAAATTTTCTTTACCGTGCTTTGCAATAGACCTCTTTACCAATTTACCCGATCCCATATACCCATCGTCTATATTATCAGTTCTATGCACACCAATATACTCCATACCATTTATCGTATTTGTAATTTTATATAGATAGTTATATTTTCTATTAATATCTGGATCGTTTCGATTCATATTAATATTTATACTTAACGGTTCATTTTCGATGAGTACGCGTTTACCCATTAAAATCGATAACCGTTGGTATTTCACCATTACCTTCTAGCATATCTGCAAGATCTTTCATATTCACATCGAATACTGTTTGTGTCTCTTTGTCTCTTAAAGTTACAACTGTACTACCATCAACGCAGTTTACAGATTGACCACGAGCTGCAGTACCAGTTGTCGTAGATATACCTATCTTCGTACCGTTTGCTAGAGTTACAGACGTCTTGCCATATTCTTTAACGCCTGGCTTTAACCAGTTTGGTAATTCCTCATAAGCCATTCGTATCCGTTGCATGATTTCAATAGCTGTACCTTCTTTATTGGCTACAACTAAAATACGCTGATCGTTAGTGAAGCAAGCAATCCATAAAGCGTAAATTGTCATCATGGTCGTCTTACCAATTTGTCTACTTGCTAATAAAATAAAAAACCTATTATCGCGCATCTTACGTAGAGCGCGTTTTTGCGGTAAATGTAGTTTAATCTTCTGTTTACCGTCATCTAACGAAATAATATGAAAGAAGTTTTCAGCAAAATATAAAAGGTTCTTTTTTGCCTTTGTTAATTGCTTAATTTGATCTGATGTATACTCAAATTCCGCACCTACCGCAGGTAGATTAGGATTATTCATATAATTTTGTTTATTTTTAACCATATTGTTATAAATATTTATATGGCAAAAAAGAATAATCTAACCGAGATATGGAATGTATACGCTGACTCGATCATAAAAGAAGGTAAAACTACTAGACCTATCGAAGGCGGAGACAAAAAAATGAACACTAAGCCTGGTCCAGGTGCTGTTGAACTTGATTCTAAAGAAGCAAAAAAAATACAGCATGCCGGTGGTGAAGGTACTACAGAGCCGGTATATGAAATTGAAGGTGTACATGAACCTATCGATCCTAAAAAGAAAAAAGACGATAAAGAGAATTTATATGAGCCAGAAAAATATAGTTCGGAAAAGTTTGACGAAAAAGTTGAAAAAACGTACAGAGAAGGTATAAATATTAATATGAAATCTGTTTTTGATAAATTATTTGAAGATGTAATGGGTGACGAATCTATTGAAGAGCTTGACGCTCTCGGTATTGACGCTGATGAAACTGGCGCAGACGCTGAAGAGACTGACGAGATTACATTAACTCTTGACCGTGATATGGCACAGCAATTATGTGACCTAATCCAATCTCAACTCGGAGAAGAAGAAGTTGAAGATGACGATGCTAGTGAAGAAGATTACGAAGGCGAAGAAGGATTTAATTCTTTTGAAGAAGCTGAAGAAGATGAAGATGAAGATGAAGATGAGACAGTTGATGAAGCTACTGAAATGAAAGAAGTTCCAAGCTCAGCTGGTCATAAGCTTACATCAAAGCAGAATAAAGTTGGATCTGTTAAAGCTTCTGGTGGTAAAGCGCAAGGTCAAGTTAAATCAACCGTAGACGGTAAGGGTAAACCACTTGCTGACGGTAAAGGTAAACTTACTTCGAAGAACAATAAAGTAGGCGGTACAAAGACTGGTTCTACTGGCGGTTCATTATTTGCTTAATAGATTAATATAATTTAAAAAAGCTGCAACTTTATTGGTTGCAGCTTTTTTTTGCATAAATATAAATATGTTACCGTTTAAAAAGTTTTTTGAGAGTAAGTATAGTGGCACACAACCTGGCGTTAATCATAGACATAGAGGTACTGGGTTCACTGATACTCATTCAACATATAGACGTAAACATGTAAATCTCGTACCTGATTATGTTAAAACAGATGCATCTAAGAATCAGAAAATCGAAAATTTAAAGAATAATAAAGGGTCTCACGCATGCACGCCAGCTGACTTACAGTATATAACAAAAACATTTAGTATAGTACCTCATAAAGATAAATCTCAAACGCTCGGACGCACAGGTATTGTTTTATCTTACAATCCACAAACTCAAACATTCATGTTACAAAAATGAGTATAGATTACAGTAATAACTGCTACCCTGGTGTAGTACAGGATGATGAAGCATGCTGGAGATTTACAGATAAGAGCGTACAGCAATCTGAACGTGTACTATTTAGTAATTGGTGGAGAGAGCTTATAAATCAATATGGCGTGAAGATTGAATACTTTGTTAATACATTCAATGTTCTTTCCGCGGATAATATATATGGTGAGCAACCAACAAAAACATTTGCACCGCCTAGAGATCTAATAATGGCTGTTAATCTTAACGATAATGCAATAACGTTAAGTAAATATGGTTTCTTGAGCGATGATGAAATAACAGCTTATATACATATCTCATCATTCCAGGCAAAATTTGAATCTCTCTCGTCAGTATACGATACTCAATACTCTATCGTTGAACCTAAAGCTGGTGATATATTCCAGTTATCAGAATTTGGTGATGATAGACCTGCAGATAGACAACCTAAATATTTTGAGGTTACAGAGAAGCTAGATGAAGATATCGCGCAGATTAATAACCTCGCCGGGCACTATGTATTCTTGATTAAAGCTAAGCGTTACGATTACAGCTTTGAACCTGGTATACCTTTCAACTCTCTTAATGAAGGTATATCTGGTAATCAGCAGATATATGAAGATGCGTTTGCTGGTAGATTATCTGGAGGCGCTAATACAGAAACTGAACCTAAGAAAGATGGATATGATGAGTATAGCGCTGATCAGACTAGTATAGACGATGTTTTCGATATGAGAGTTAATGATACCGATGTATACGGTGATTATTACTAAAAATTACTTAAAAAGGCATCCGCTTCTTTAACTGTATTAAATATAATTTCTTTATCTCCATCAGAGCTGGTGAAGATATATGTAAATTTACCATCCTTAGGTGATATGTTTTTTATAACATATGTATTACCTCGTTTAAAATAACGACCAAACTTTGTCGTTCTATTAGTGAATGAATTACCAGGAATAAACTTCATCGTCGCAACCTCTAAGAGCTTTACTAATATTATATTTCATATCCTTGTGTCTCTCTTCTACATACTTCTGAAAAAAGATAGGCTTAATCCACTCACTGCTACGTGTAGTATCTATTCCCATCTTCTCCGCTGCATCAGCTGCAACATTTACCCCGTATATAAGGCAAGTAAGCCTGGAGAGAAAATCTAGATTCTCCTGCTCTAATTCATCGATAGACATTAATGATAAGTCTTTTTCTTTTGTCATATTATAATTATATATATGTTCCTATTTTTGATATAGAGCCTTTACGAGTATGCCTAGCATATAATATCTATTGTCCGCAGTCTTGTTGGTTGACATTTCGAGAATACTTATAATATTATCAACTTGATGCATTAAAGTTTTTCTCGTCATGCTGTTAATCGCTCTTTCGGTATTTTCTGTACCTCGTGTTAGATGTAAATCTTCTATTTCTTTATACAGTAAATCCTTCAATATGGTGGTAGAAGTAGATGCCCGCTGACCTTGCCTTGCCTGGCCAGCTTTAAAATTATCAGCATTCTCATGTGAAAATGTCTTTAAAAGTATACCGTTAATAGACTGCAAAGTAATTTCTTCAGCAGTGACCTTAGGTTGCAGGGATGTACTAGGCACCTCAGTTGTCATATCTTCAATGTTCTTCATTATCTTTTCCAAAATATATCGGTGATGTTACTAGGAATGTCTTTACTGATGGTTGACAGCTCACCTGGTTATTGCATTTATCACAAACATATACCGTCTTAATGTCAAACCGTATATCAACAGACTGTATATGACCGCAAGGACACTCGACGCTTGTGTAATTTCGATTCTGCTCCCTTACCTGATCAGCTCTTACTGCTTCAAGTGACTGCATCAATCGATTACTGTAAATCTGGTTTAGTATTGAAAACCCTGTAACCTGCAAAATAGTAGTTAAAGAGAATGCGTACCAAAAATTACTCTTAAATATCAGCCCTACTAATGTACTTATACTAGCAGTCAATATTATTGAATATAAAATCTTTACAAAACTACTTCTCATCACCCTTTATTATAGACAATGTTTCATCAAAGTCAACTAATAAATGAGCTACCTGCTTAAGATTATTCTCCAATTTTACAATCAATTTTTTACTAGGTTTTAGCGTCGGGTTTTGATTAGCTATATCAAGAAGTCTTTGAGCATTTGAGATATTTATAAATGCATCTGAAATAGCTTCATCTATATTGTTTATAGGGTATAATTTATTACCAGCTTGAGGTTTCATATCTTCATTCTTATGCTGCAATAAGCTATCTAATCTCATACCTCCTGCGTCGACAGCTGATGTACCTATACCAGCGACTTGTCTTTGAACGTCTGGAATTTCACTATCCTCAAAAATTGATCGTCTCATGTATATATTTATACTATTTTACATAAATATAAATATGAGTACATATTTAAAGAGATTTAATAAAATTTTAGAACAAGATGAAGAGCTTTCAGATGCTCAAGCTCTTGATGCTGAACTACAAGATGTAACTGCTGATGAGCTCGGAGCTGATGCACCTGCTGATGTTACATCGTCAATTAACGATCAACAAAGAAAAATGTATGATGAATTAAATAGTTGGATTCAGAAGATGGACGAGTTCTCTAACTACCTTAACGGTACATCTGACAGTATCCAAACATCTCTTAACTCTGCAGAGCCAGATACAATTTTCGATAGTATCTCAAATGCTGAAACTAAAAAAATTGCTAGAGTAGCAATGGAAGTCTCATCACTCAGTGAAATTCTTAAAGGTTATTTAGCAGGTGCTAACGATCCAAAGTATAAATTTAATTAAATCATAATATGAAAACAGACCAAGATTTAATTTTCGAAGCTTATCTCAAAGATGAATTCATTGAAGATAACGAGTCTAATGAAGATTTAGGTAATACTGATTACGATATTGGGGCATCTAACTTTATTGGTAAAACAGTAGTATATGCAACTAGAGATACTTCTGGTGGTGGTGAAACAAGCTTTAAAGGAAAGAGTAAAGTTGTTAAACACGATAAGCAATTCGATGTCCTTACACTTGCCGATGGTACAAGACTTAATATTAATTTACATCATAAAAAGGATGAAAAGCTTTACCATAAGAAGGACTTTTACATCGAGACCGGTGAAGAAGATGAATTAGACCCAGAAAGTGGTAGATTAGATGACGATTTAGTACCTGCTAAAACAGAAACAATCGGCGAATTTGATAATTTTATTGACGCTGCTACTAATTTTGCCGAAGCAATTGGCGATAAAGAGCTCGAGTTTCTCGTAAAAGGCTTAACGAAGGATAATTTTGGTTCGTTTTTAGGTGTTATACGTGATGAGTACGGGTTTCGAGATAAAACAGATTACTATAACTAATTATTTTTAATCTCAGTTAATAATAATTTAGCTTTAAGACCCGAATATGTATTTTTTAATATAAATTCGGGTCTTATTTTGTCTTTATTCCCGATTACACATATATCATTAAAGTCTTTAAACTGCTTTAATTCTTTAGGCCATATAAAAACTTTTTCATTATTATCAGCCAATATAATACTTTTACTTAAAGCTGCTTTATCGCAGTATTGATTATCTAATACATAAATTTTTTCATATAAATTCAATCTACTCATCTGCTCTTTTTGTAGTGCTGTAAACATCTTATCACTTCTTTCAGTAATACCGCAAGTAGCTAATCCATTTTCAACAAAGTAGCTATCGATCGGTCCTTCGAAAATAAAAACATGATCAAGCTCAGTGTTAATGTTCTGTATACCATACAAACTTCTCTCAGCATTAACCTTGCTGAGATATTTCGGGCGATCATATAAATCTTTTTTCATTAACCCTCGTGATTGATAGAAAATAATATCTCCATTTTCATCATAGAAGGGTAAGATTAGTCTATTTTTATGTACTTTATCTTTTAATGAAATGTAAAACGTTTTCGGTCTATTAATACCTTTATTGAGTTTTCTTTTTTTAATTAAATCGAGTGCTGCTATTACAGGTGCAGAACTTTTAAAAAATTCAACCTGGCTTGGATCGGAAAGATTGATGCAGTCTTCTGGTAAGCTCTTATCTACTTGCCTTCTCTCTTCTTTAACTTCCTTTACCGGTATTTGTTCTTCTATATCAAATTCCTTTATCTCATTAATAATAAAATGTAAAGGCTTGTGAGTAACATCCAAAAGAAAGCTTAAAGTCTTCTTACTGTATCCGCAATTATGACAATACGCTAGATCCTTTTTAGGTATATAGTAGAATCGCTTCTTCTTACCCCAAGAATCGCCTTCTTTGCATATAGGACAGCAACCATTATATGTATGATTGTATTTATTATACGATATCTTATATATATTTTCGTATAATGCCTGTATTGTGTATTGCTCTGGTACTACTATCACATACTTATTATAGTTTATGCAATAGTATTAATCAATAGTTAGCTCCTACTTTGTGTAGTAACACTCTTACCCGTCACACTATTATAATCAGCAATAACCTCACCTGTTTGTGTGTCCTTAATTGATACGAGGCCTTTTTTAATAACATGACCGGTTACAGGATCTGAGAATACAGCTTGCTCATATGTCTTACCTCCTTTATCGTAAGAATTGTAAGTAGGTCGAGATGTTTCGCCAGTATATGGCGATCTAATTTGCGTCGGGTTAATAAAGTCGTTCGGATTCATATAATTATTTAAGATAGTAATTCTAATAATCTATTAGTCTGGAAAAAAGTCGTATACCAGGGCATTTCTTTCTTTAGTATATTAGTAAACTTTAATTCCTTAATTTGCGACTTAAAGCCTTCCCAATCTGTATCGAATGAGCAGGTATCGATCTGTTCATAAACATAATCACCTTCCGATCCGTCATCAACTAAGGTCATTAATTCAATATTTTTCTCAAATTGCTGTTTTTCATCATCAGTAAATTTAACTTCGCCTCTAAAAAACTTTTCAATCTTCTTTTGACCGAAACCTTTAATACCGGGTATATTGTCACTCTTATCGCCAGCTATAGCTTTAGCTCTAAGAAACTGTTCTTTCGGAAATTTTAACTTTTCTTCGAAGTTATTAAGATTTATTTCTATTTTACGGATGGGATCATATACTACAGTTCGTTCGCTGACTAACTGACACAAATCTCTATCTACAGTAACTATAATATGCTTATGCGGGTGGAACAAATAATCGATAACAGCAATAGCATCATCTGCTTCATATTCGCGAGGATATATCGAAGGAATACCCATTTTTTGCAATATATCTTTTATAAGTTCATTTTTTTGATGAACTTCTCTACCCTGCTCGCTAGTATCTCTTGTACCCTTATATTCTGCTAAGAGTTCTTTACGCTTATTAGGCTTATAATCAGGCTTCTCATCCCAAACACAGTATACTCTCTCAGCATTATACATTTCCGCGTAACTTCTAACACTATTTAAAAACATATACACATGAAAGTTCTCGTCTTTCTTGAGCATATTATTAGCTACCCAGTAAACTCTATGTACAAGGTTATTACCGTCAATTGTTAGTATGTTCATTTTTCTTATATTGAGCTAATATGACTTTTATAACATGTTTAGGTACTTTCTCGACAAACTTTACAAGATTTGTCTTAATACCAGCATCAAAATCTCTCTGTTTAATTTTTAATGTCTTCATGTCTGGCAGTGCAAGAAAATTATATCGTTGTTCCATTCTATCTTGCATAATATACACAATCATCTGCCCGGCGTAATCACCATGATGAATAGCATATACATCCCCTTGTTTAAGCTTCTTATCCATATTCTTTGACTAGTTGCTCTAATTGATTATCGAAATCTTTGTATAGGGGCTCAAAAAACAGCTCATCTTGAATTTTAGTACTATCTATACTATATCTAAAATCATGACCGAGTCTATCTTCAACAAATATTGCATTTTTATCTAAATCCTTACCCATAATAGTACATATTCTATCAACTAATTCGATATTTGTAAGCTCTATCCCGGATCCGATGTTATATACTTCATTTTTACCTTTAGTAGCTACGGCCCATACAGCTAAATTATGATCATATACATGAATCCATTCACGTACATTTAAACCTTCTCCGTAAATAGGAACTTTCTTACCCGTGCTAAGTGATTTTATAATAGTCGGTATGAATTTCTCGCTATGTTGATTAGGGCCGTAATTGTTACAGCATCGAGTAATACTAATATTACAATCGAAGGTATTAATATAAGCCATACACAGGAGATCACTTGATGCTTTACTAGCTGCGTATGGTGAACGGGGGTCAATCGGAGTCGACTCAGTAAATGAGGTATCATTAAACCCTAAATGTCCGTAAACCTCATCAGTTGAAATATGTACCATCTTACCGTATTTTGCTGCGCGAAAACACTCAAGTAAATTCTGCGTACCTACTACATTCGATTGCACAAATATGGATGGAGCTTTAATACTATTATCTACATGAGATTCAGCTGCAAAGTGGAATATAAAATCAAATTTATCTTCCGTGTCAAAAAGTATATCAAGTTCATCCTTGTCTACTAAATCAAATTCATATTCTTTATCACATAAACCAGCTACATATTCTTTATTAGAAGCATATCCATTTTTATCTAGACAAACAATACGATGCTGCGGGAAATTATCTCTAATAAATCGGATAAAATTACCTCCTATAAACCCGTAACCACCGGTAACTAATATATTCTTACTCATCTTTTAAAATATCTGGGTTTTGTTTAATTGTCTGTTTTGTAATCAAATCTTTAATTTTTGTAGTTGACCATTCATGCGACCTCGTTGTATATATAACTTTTGGAGGAAGATCATCCCCTGTAAACGGTTTACCAATGTAATCTTCACCTAATATTCTAATATCTGGTTTAAAAAATTTAATTAATTCTATTAATTCTTCTTCAGTTTGATACATATATACCTCATCAATATACTGTATAGCCATTAACGTCTTATATCTTTCATAATAAGGTATAACAGGTTTATATTTTGTATACCTCGTCGCTGAAGGATCTTTTTGAAGGAAGACAAGAAATCTATCGCAATGTCTTTTAGCTTCTTCGAAAGTGTAAATATACCCTGGGTGAAGTAAATCAAAATTACCAGCTGTGAAACCTACTATTTCTCCTCCCATTTTAATGACCTTCCTAAAATTGATGCATTTAATCTTACGAAATATTCTTCATCACCGAAATCAAAATTAAAATCTCTCTTAGCTTTACTATTATCTAAAACACAGTTACTTCTATTAGCTTTAATAGGTAAATCTTCATAAGGTACAAATTTCCAATTATCATTTTTAACTCCATACTCAGTCATAATATCTGTAACTTCCTTCGTTGTTAGAGTATTACTATGCACTGCATTGTATATACCGGGTTTGAAATTCTCTGCAACCACCTCAACAAACTGACATAATTTTGTTACGTCGGTTTTACTATTTTTAAAGTCGATAATATTATCATATTTTGCTAGTTTTGAAAGAAGGTTTTTATGGTCCATCCTACTTGTAACCGGCATTCTAATACGAATAATATTAGTAAAGTCTTTATCTAAAAACATCTCGCTTAGATGCTTTGTCTTACTATAAAAACTAGAATCGGGATTGCTTATACCAAAATTAGGTTCATCTTCTTCCGTATAATCTTTATCGTAACCGGTATAGATGCAACCAGAACTTACGTTAATAAATTTAGCATTTGCAGCTTTACACTCTTCTTCAATTATTAGCGGTACAGTAATATTATAATAAGTACAAGAAGCTTTACTATCTTCACATGCATCGACGTTAGGGTAACCAGTATAACCGCAGGTATTAACTACAGCATCAATTTTATGAGCTTTAATAAATTTTCTAAGACGACCCGATACGTGGTACTGATCATCTGTCTGATTCAAAAGATATGTAAAGTGTTTATCTGCTAAAAAACTTTGAAGATATTTACCGATAAATCCGGTCCCGAGTATAGCTATATTCATATATATATTATACAGTATATATATAAATAATCAACCACCGCCTTTCATTGATGCAACAAAATATTGCTGCATATAATGAGATAGAGCATCTGCTTCCAGATCTGTCTTTGCATAAAATATCGGCGCAATAGCATTATCATTAAGATCATATCCCATTATGATAAAGCTTTTCATAAACTCAGCGCATGTAGCTATCATTGCATCAATATCCGTATTTGTATTCTCTTTGATAAGTTGCTCTTTTATTATTAAGCGCATCGCATCTTGGATTACTTTATCTATCTTTACATCCGCTAGCGCAGAAAGAGGTGGAACGGTACTTGATTTTTCATCGTTACACTCGTCTGATTCTGAGGATTTATCATCCATATGATTATTTAAGCTTACTAAATGGATTTTTCGACGGGTCGTTATTAACTCCTTTTGATATAAGCTCATTAACAATAACCTCAATACTATCTGTCTTAACAAAGAAACCGCGGTTAAAGTTGTTACCACCGTCATCCAACTCAAATAATACCTCATTTAGATTATCTTTATTATGATGACATGTCATATAAACAGATGCATCGCCGGGGTTGATCATGATCGTCCATCGACGTGGATCAATAGTACTATAAGCGTTGAACATCTTAAATACTACAAAGCCATTATCCTTTAACCTCTTAATAGTATAACCAGCTGTTTTAAGCTTATTACTAATTTTCTTTTCTTTAAGTCTACCGTCTTTGTTTAGCATATTAATTAATTAATGCAGATACAACGTAAATCAATGATGTGCTGCCTTTTTTCAGTGCACAAGTAATGATTCCCATATCTTGGTTAACTCTAAAATTAACTTCACGACTTCCTCCAAAACTTAATAATCTAAATGATTCAAAGTTAACTGCGAGAGGTTTTGATAAGGCATTACCCTCATATGTTTCGCTTAACACGCATACGAAGTTATCTGTATTATGACGATTCTTATCGCCCAACTCACCAGAGATGCCTTCATCTTCCTGAAAGATGTAAAGCTTAGATGTTTCAGTAGTAAATGAACTACCCTTATATAGCATTCCTAGATCTTTTTCGGTAACTTTAAAGTTAGTATCAAACTCCAGGTTATTAATCTTATTAACATTAATATTAGGTAGTTTAATAATACCATCGTCAAGGACATGATATCTAAACTTATACCCGTTCTTACTATAGGAAATATTATTATCGTTTATTGTTATAGATATTTCATTTTCCGGTACGATATCTAATACTCTGATTAGCTTTTTAATATCGGGTATATTTAGAGTAACGGATTCTACCGATCCTATATCAACTTCACATTCTAAATCAGCTCTACATACAACAGTCGAATCGGCTGCTGCA